AGTAATTCGGAGTGCCCTGTTTGAGAAAAATTCGCATTAAAAGGTTTCGTTCGCATTTATGGGCAGGCCGCGTAAAAATACTGACAATGAGGCGCAAATAGAGGATCCTGCCAACCTGTTGGTAACTGCGGGACAATTGGGCAAAATCTTGGGATATTCGGCAAGATATGTCCAAAAGATGACAAAAGAGCAGGGATTGCCAAAATCCGGTGGGCACCGCTATAAGCTGGGGGAGGCAATTTGCTGGTACATCGACTACCAGACTTCAAAATCGACTGACAATATCGATCTGACGGAAGCCCGGACAAATCTCCTGATCGCGCAGGAATCGAAGACCAGGATGGAAAACGATGTGCGCCGTGGAGAGCTGGTAGAGCTGGATAAGGTGTCCAGCGAGTTGGGCGGGCTGTTTTCCATGATGTCGAATCAAATGCTATCCATCGGGCCGCGCTGTGCGCACGATGTAGCCGGGATGGATAAGCCAGGTACATGTGAATTTGCCATAACAAAGGAAGTCAAAGATGCCCTTAGGGCTTTCGTCGATGCCGCCGGGGCTTTACTCGATCCTGGCGATGTGCCTGAAGATCATGGAGCCGCCACCGGATCGGAGCGCTGACGAATGGGCAGATGATAACCGGATATTACCCATTGAAACGGCCATGCCGGGGCGATGGAGGTCATCGAGAACCCCGTTCACTATTCCGATCTATCAAGCATTTTCCAACCCCAAGTATCAGACCATTGTAGGCGCCACCGGTGCGCAGATGTCCAAAACCGAACTGATCTTCAATGTGATCGGTCACCGGATGGACGACGGGCCATATGTGCCCGCGCTCTATATTGGACCGACTGAAAAGCAGGTTAGATCGGTATCCAGTGACCGCCTGGGTAAGATGCTGCGCTCTACACCGTCTCTATGGGAGAAACTGGAAAAGGGACACAGGGACAAGGTTGCCGAAAAGTTCATAGGGGGGATCCGGCTGGGGTTTGCGCATGCAGGATCGGCAACGGAGCTGGCCAGCCATCCGGCCGGGCTGGTGCTGGTCGATGAAGTAGACCGCATGGATGTAGATGCCGGTGGGGAGGGTGATCCGGTAACGCTAGCCAGGGCACGCACAAAAACCTATTCAAACGCCAAAATCGGCATTTTCAGTACACCAACCATCGAGGGAGGATCCAGGATATGGGCCTTGTACCAAGAGGGCACTATGGGGAAATGGGCCTGGCTGTGTTCGGATTGCAAGGAATGGTTTATTCCGAAGCTGGAACTGTTGCAATGGCCAAAAGACGCAACCCCACACCAGGCACATGAAAAGGCACATATGGTTTGCCCGCATTGCGGGGTTGTCATCAATGACAAGCACAAGCCCGCGCTGAATTCCTGCGGCAGATACATCTATCACATCCTGGACAAGCATGGGGAGGAAAAGGCGGTTGATTACATCCCGGAAAGCCGAACAGCGTCATTCTGGGTAAGCGGGCTGTGTTCGCCCTGGCAAACGTTTGGAGACGTAGCGGAGACCATGGTTGCAGCGTATGCCAGCCGGGAAGACGAGCGAATACAGGCAGCGCTGAATACCTCTTGTGGGGAACTGTTCCGGGTCCAGGGCGATGCGCCAAAGATGGATGAGGTGAAGGGGTGCATCCAGGGATACCAGCCGGGCAACCTCCCCGACCTTGCGCAAATGATATCCATGGGGGTTGATTGCCAGAAAAACGGGCTGTTTTATGTGGTGCGGGCCTGGGGCTGGAATTCGGGCAGCTGGTTACTGGAGCGCGGATTTATCGAAGGTTCAACAGAATATGATGATGTATGGATAAAGCTGGGTAAGTTCCAGGACAGGGAGTATGGCGGGATGCGTATCGTTCGCTGTTTCGTAGATTCCGGTTACCGGCCTGGGGATCGATTCACGCGGCCGGATAATGTCATATACAAGTTTTCACGCACCTATGGCGGGTGGCTGTATCCGATCAAGGGGCACGATCAGCAGGATAAGCCGGTACGTGCCTCTCAGATCGATGTAGCGGTGACCGGTAAGGCCATGAAATACGGGCTAAAGCTGTGGCACGTCGATACAAACTATTATAAGACCTGGATTTATGGCCGAATGCGCAATTGGCCGGATGAGCAGGAAGGTGGCTGGAATCTGTTTATGGGGATTGATGACGATTACCTGCAACAGGTGACCAGCGAACAGAAGATTGTAAAACCATCCGGCAGAATTCTGTGGACACTGGTCAAAAAGGGACGAGCGAACCACTTTCTTGACTGCGAGGTATACGCAGCAGCCTGCGCTAGTAGTCTGAACGTGCACAACCTGCCGCGTAAAATTGTTAGAAAAAAGGAAGAGGAAAAACGCGAACAGCCGAGTTCGCAACCAAAGAAGCGGTTTATACAAAAAAGCAAAAAAAGGTGGATAGACCGTTGAAAATCAACATAATGCCTATATGGCTAACCCATACTATTCAACCGCCGATTATGATCCACGTGTTGAGCTGACGAATTTTCTCAAAGCCAGAGCAGAATTGAAGGCCGGCGGATCCTATTCCATCGGTGGCCGAAGTTATACCCCACAAGATATTGATACCGTCTCCGGAATGATTGCCATTCTGAAGCGCGAGGTGGATGCGCTGGATGGCCGGTCAACCGTTGCCCTTGCGAGGTTTGATGGTGGCTAAGAAAAAGAACAAGAAAAAGGCCGCCAAGATCAAGGCACAGCAAACGCGCCGATACGAGGCCGCCTTACCATCCCGATACCACAAGCGCCCCACTTCTGGCGATGTAGCCGCCGATACGGATGTCATTCAAGCCGGATCCACACTACGGGGATATGCCCGCGAGCTGTGCCAGAACGATGATCTTGTCAAAGGCGGGTTAAATATTCTGGTTGATAAGGTCATAGGGCAGGAGCTAATTCCGGAACCGCTGATTGTATCGACTACCGGGCGACCAATGAAACGGCTGAACAAGCAGGTAACTGACCTGTGGTGGGAATTCAGCCTGAAGCCGGAGATTACCGGTGAACTGTGCATGGCTGAGTTGCAACAGCTGGCTGCCAGTTCGTGGCTGCGCGATGGGGAGGTGTTAGCCAGGCATATCCGTGGATCCCTGGCTACATCGGTCAATGGCCTGGGCTATGCGCTCCAAATGCTGGAGGCGGATATGCTCCCCTTCCAGTATTCCGATAATGAGCCGCAGCTAAACGGAAACTTCATAACCATGGGTATTGAGCGTAATCAGCTGGGTCAGCCGGTGCGCTATCACATATATCGCTATCATCCATCAGCCTACTATTACGGCAGCAACGAGGCATTAATCCCCGTTGACGCTGCTGATATGATCCACTTGAAGTTTACGGATCGGCTGAATATGACAAGGGGCGTTACGATCTTCGCTCCTGTGCTGAACCGGATGAATGGTGTTAAGGGGTACGAGAAGAGCGAACTGGTTGCAGCACAAGTGAATGCGGCCATGTGCGCAGCGATCACCAAAAGCCCGGACCTGGCAACCCCGACGGTTACCACCGAACAGAATGGTGAAGAGTCAGCGATTGACATCCGTGACATGACCATGGAACCGGGTGTTATCTTCGATGACCTGGCGCCAGGTGAAGATATAACCATGATCAGCCCGGATCGGCCAAATGCGGAGCTGATCAACTTTAGAAATGCTCAACTAAAGGCTATGGCCTCCGGGATCGGCGTCGCCTATTCCAGTCTATCGAAGAGCTACGATGGCAGTTATTCAGCCATGCGCCAGGAGATGGTTGACAGCAAAATCAGATATGACGTACTGCGGCGCCAGTTCATCAATGATTTTATGAATGTCGTATACAGGGAATTTATCGGCATGCTGGGCGCTAGCAGGGTGCTGATTCCGAAAACGGTTGATCTGAAATCGCTCTACTCCCCGCGCTGGTCAGAACCGGCAACTCCATGGATTGATCCATTGAAAGAGATCCAGGCGGCAACGATTGCAATTGAACAGCGGTTAGATACGCGTGAGAACATTATACGCAATCGAGGCGGGAACCCGCAGCAGATCGACCAGGAAATCCAGAACAAGGAAGATTCCGAAAATGATGATTCAGATGATAAACCAGACTTGGAGCTAGTAAGCAATGAGCAGCAAGGTTGATTTTACCGTAACAAAAGGCGATACGGCCACAATCGTATGTACTGCATTGTTTGGTGGTTCACCGGTTGATCTGTCGCTTGCCAATCGCACCGCCTGGCTAACGGTCAAGAATAGCGCCAGTGATACAAACGGGAATGCGGCAATCCGGGTAGAGCATGATCCATCCAACCCGTTAGCAGACCTGACACAAGGCAAATGTGTCTTTGAGTTGTTTTCTGTATCAACCGGTGGTACCGGAATCGGGCAGGATGGAACCGACATCGAAGCAAAGAAATATTTGTACGATTCGGAATGGCAGGATACAACGGATCCTGTACAGCCGGAGGTTCATACCTTCCTGAGTGGAAATTTCACCGTATCAGCAGAGATCGGATTTCTGTCCTGATGGCTTGTGATCTTGGCAGCGGTAACGTAGTAGCGGATACCGGGACCGGAAATTTAACCGGCAAGAACACCGGGCTGGGTAATCTGAGTGCGGTATCCACGGGAAGCGGTGACGAGACAGCCAGTACAGGGGCGGCAACGATCACCGCTTCAACCGGAACCGGTACGCTTGAAAAGTGTATCGGCGCAGCACCGCCACAGCCAGGCGGAACCTGGGATACAGAAGCCGGGCCATGCTGGGAGACGGAAGCCGGACCATGTTGGGAAACGGAAGCTGCATAAATGCCAACCATAACCGAACTAACGCCGTTTAGCCTGGGCCAGGGTGGTGAAGGTTATTTCCATCTTGTAGTGGATAACCCCGCAATCAACCCACGGGAACGTAACCAGAAGATGGCAGCTAGTGCGTTGCAGACAATCATCAAAGGTAGTTCGATAATTGCCAATGATGCCAACCTGCCAGGGGATAACCTGACAAACAGTTATCAAGTCATTGGGTCATATCTGAATGGTTTTGATCT